TGTGGCTCACACTCGAGGCGTTGAATATGGCCGTAGGCGTTGAGCTTGTGCGGGCGGCTGAGGCAGGATACCTCGTGACATTCGAGAGACCCGAGATTGAGAACACCACGAGACTATTCGTGTATCCTATGGGGGGAATCCCTGTGATAGTCGAACTCGAAGTGAGTAACGAAGACGCGGTCCCAGGTGGTATCCTCGTGGTGTGCCTGACGGTCAGTATGAGGTTTACTAAAGGCGATGACTCGAATAGCGGTTCTTGAGGTCGACCCGGCCCGCCTTCGCCTCTGCGTCAAGCGGGCCGGTCAGTGGTTTGAGCTTGACGCGAGAGTCTTGGGCGTTGAGCGCTTTGGTATCGAGTTCGAGAGCGCGAACGACATCACGCTACGCGACGGTGACGAGGTGTGGGTTGCAGCGAAGGACGGGAAAGAAGCGGACGCATCCTCGTTGCGCTTCGGTATTCGGAAGCCTGAGCTTATGAAGTTCCCGCAGGGGGACGTGTACGTGGTTGTCGGAGAGGTTGACTCTTTCCTTGACATTTGAACCCTCTGTGGTATAATTGCTCTGAGGTGATGGAATGGGGAAAATGAATGTACAACTAAGTATAATGTTCGAGGCTGACAGGGACGACTTTGTTGTCTGCGTGCGAAAGAAGGGGGGACACCTTAAGTTCGAGCCGTCCCTGAAAGTGATGGAGATTCGGCACGACGAGAACATTGTCAATCTGTACGAATGGCCGACCTCACATCCTTTTTCACCCGAAGGAGTTGTTGAGGTGCTTGTTGAGTACAGGACTGGCCCTGAGGGCTGTATTCGATTCAGACAGGACGATGTAGCCTGCTTCGGATTCCCGAGTGGTGAAGGCGGGACCGACTATATGTGCCGGGGCGTGATAGCCACAGAGGCACGCGGGCATATAAAGGTCGAGTCAGAGTCGCACGGGAATATACGGGTCGACTGACATGGGCGCATTTGGACACGGCATAATGGACAACGACGAGGCCCTCGACCTGTGCGGATGGGTCGACGATATGGGCTGCGGTTCGTACATACTTGAAAACATCGACGCAGAAGCCTTAGCGCTAAAGGGGCAGGAATTACTTGACGTACTGACTGACAGGAACACGAGTGACCACGAGTGGCTTGCGTTCGGTCAGATTTTCGTAGAGGCAGGCGTCCCGTTTCCGGGCGTGCTCCGGCAGGTGCTTTTTCACGCTATCGGGCGCGAGATGAAAATGTCGTTCACGTGGCGTGACCCTGCCGAGAGGGAGCGCGAGCTTACTGAATTTCGAGAGGTGGTCGAGAGACATGGCAAAGATATGGACTGAGGAGGAGGTGAGCGTCGAGGCGTTCACGCTCCAGATAGATACAGGGGAAGGGTTGAAGGACTTCCCTGACGCAAGAGTCACGGCCTTCAACACGAACGGATACGAGCTATCGTTCTGGTCGGCTGAGGACATCGACCCGGAATCCATTTCGGAGGTGGTGATGCTGTTTGAGGGTGAACTGGTCTTTCGCTTCACTGACGTGTGGTGTCACCGTTATGAGCACGACCAGGGCGGTTTCGACTATCGGTGCTTGGCGGTGAAATGGACGAGATAAAGGGGAAGGTCAACACGCACCTTCATAAGTGGCTCGACCGCACATTTGGCCTCAGTCCGTTCACCTTTAAGGTGTCGACAAGGCGGATGGGTTGGGAAGCTATGGACGAACCCGGCGAACACTCTCACACGACCCTATTCGACGACGAGATTCGGGACGCAGTACACCGGCTGACTGAGACGGTCGGAGTGAGAACGGTCCAGGCTCGCGCAGCCGGGTACAGGTTACGCCTGTGTAAACCAGAACCGAGTCAAAGCGAGTTCGGGTACGTGGAACGCTTTGGGGACATCGACGTGCTCGTGAGTATCAGGACGGCGGCTGCGTCACCTGGGCGCGGGTACGTGACCGTCTCGCTGACAGTGGTCGGCGTATTCGAGAAAATAAAAAAGGAGTGGCGAAGGGTATGACACAGTTTTTCAGGGAATTACTTCTGTTGTTCTATGATGCAAACTGGTGTAGTGTCGAGTTTGACGGCGTACTAAGTGACCAGGGAGTGAAAGCGAGGAAATACGGCCTCGAGGTGTTCGTGGGCTTGAGTAGGCCGGGCCTTCACGAAGACCGCCCTTCCCGATTGTGGGTTACGGTAAAGTCAGAAAAGCACACCGTCGATGAGCAATGGGAGGTCGACCCATCCGACATGGCAGTCGACCTCGAGAAGGTGAAGGTGCTTATAGCGCCGGTGATGTGATGGGTCGACGCTGTAAGCACCTCAACTGTACCATCCTCGAGGAGTTCATCACGTGTTCAGCTCACGTGATGGAGGATGGTGGGTGTACGAGTCACGACAACAGCGTTGAGGGGGACTATACGGGGAAGGTCGAGATTCAGTGTCACGACTGTGGACGGGTGTTCGTTTTCAATTACCTCGGCAGGCGTATGCCGAAGTGGGCACAAGAGCGCCTTGAGGCAGCCGAAATTGCGCCAATAGCTCAGACTGGTAGAGCACGGGATTTTTAATCCCGGTGTCGAGGGTTCAAGCCCCTCTTGGCGCTTGACAGAGACGGCGAAGCAGGGTATAATGGGGGTGTAAGTGCCTCCTTAATACTCGATGCTTTGAAGCCCCGGCGAAAGTCGGGGCTTCGCCTTTGAGTCTTGACAAGCCCCCCTCAGGGGTGTATAATAGGACAAGGAGGTACGAATATGGATGTGAGCACAGCAATGAAAATTCTAGGGGTTGAGACCATCGATGGGCACGAGTTCTTTTACCTCGATGGGCACGAGTGCGTACTTCTCGAGCTTACTGAGCCTGAGTATGGGGGTAAGTACGTACAATTCGTTCACGAGCCTGACAGTCCGTTGTGCTGGTACAATTACGTGAACGAGAACGACCATCGTCGGCTCGTGAGCGCGACCGTCGAATACACGAAGGTGAACGGAGTCCTCGTGCGTGCGGACGGCTTGCCGTTTTGCGACTTCCCGCTCCTCGAACCGATTGAGGGGGTCGGCATACACGACCCCGTTTACGTTGTGAAGCGCAGGGCGTTGACGTATGGGGACGGTCGACCCGGTTACACCCGGACGTTTGACATCGTAACGTCAAACGTCCCTCACCTCGTGACGTACCACAGTCCGACCGGCTTCGAGTTTGGGTATCGGGGGTCAGGCCCCGCAGACCTGTCGTTGAACATAGTCGAGGACACCGCAAGGCGCATGGGCTTTCACCGCTCGCATTATATGAGCGACGAGTCGGAGCCGATAACATACGAGGCGGTGTACACATACGGAGAGTTCAAGGATAAGTACGTCGCGTCCGTAGGCGACGTACTCGTGATTCGGCACGCACAGGTTGAGGCGTTCATCCTTGACGCGATACAGCGGTATGCGTCGGAGCGTTGCGCGGGCCTGAGGGGGCACGACCGCGCCCCGGGTAATGTGAAGGCGACCTGGGACGGGACTGAATGGGAAATGTCGAACGAGCCTCAGAAAACGGGTAGTAAAGCCTGTCCCTTCCCGACCTACACCGTAAGAGACAAGCACTTCCGAGAGGCGCTCGAGGGACTAACAGATAAGTACAAGGAGTTTTGGGAATGAATCTAATTACGCTAAAGGCGTTCCTCGACTTGGCGGAAATCCTTGACGAGAGGGGAATGCTCAGCCGACGCGAGGCGGCGTTTGTTCAAGCGCTTGGCGGGAAGAGCCTTCGCTGGTTACTCGAACAACTCGAGCAACTCGAGAGGGCGCTCCCTCAGCAGGGCCTCGAGGCGATACTATATCGGATGGGCACTGAGGGCTATGAAATCGACGAGCTTCACGAGGGTTCGTGGCTCACGACCATCCGAAACGGGGACGAAAAATACGAGGGGGTCGGTTTCACGGAGGAAATGTCAATCGCTCGCGCAATGGCTGAGGCCGGTATTGACGTTTCCTTAGCGCTAAAGAACGAACTGACTGAAGCAATGCGCGAGGAGCGTGAGCTTCCGGGCGGTTTCCATATCGCTGGCTTTTGGGTCGGTCCGATGTTTGAGGCCGACCCGACCGACGATACGAAGTCGATTATAGTGACAATGGCACACGTCACCATTCGGCGGATTGACGCGACGTATGCAGAGTGGTTTATGTATGCCGGTTACGGCGAAATCGACGCGCTCCTCGGGGTGCTCGATTGCGTGAGAGGGGAAGCAGAACCATTCGCTACGGGCCTTACCGGCGGTGTATTCAGGAACGGCGAACCCATTGAGGAGGACGAGACGTGATTTACGACCACAGGGACGAGTATGAGTTGACCGTTCGGAAGCAGGCCCGAAGAGACGCTGAGGCGGGCGCGTACACAGGGAGCGAGGCCGACCTCATGCTAAATGGAGTTCGAGCAATCGAGCACCTCAAGAGTTTTCAGAAAGTTTTCGAAAAGGACGGCGAACTGATACATTTCAACGCACAAGAAGAACTCTGCGTACTTCTCAAGGGTTACGTGGAAGAGTGGCGCGAGCACGCCGGTCTCTTAGAAGTGATGGAGTATGTGTATAGGCTCGACGAGCGCACGGTTATACTCTTACCCCCTTACCGAAGTGAAGCCTACTTCAACCCGCTTCATTTCGAGTGGGCGTCGAGACACCTCGGGCAGGCCGTGTGGTGTGAAGGTGTTAGCAACCACGCAGTTCGGTTCGTGTTCCACGAACCATTCGACGCGCCAGACCTGGGGAAGCTCAGGGACATCATGCTCGAGAACTGTACTATGTCAAGGCGTGGCGTGAGGAGGGATTGAATGTTCAAATGGAATAACGTTCCCGACATATCACAGCCTGACGAGGGGGACGGTCTCCCCTCAGCCCAGAGCATTGCTCACACCTCGTATCAGCAAAACCTCGTCCTGAGAGGCTCAATCGAACCGGACGTGTCGAGGGCAGTGTGGGTGTGGGCGGTCGACCTCGAAATATGGACAGGCGAGCACATACGCGTCACAGGCACAACTTCGGCGATGCGTCCGATTGAGGATATGAAAAGGGAAGTCGAGAGGTACACGCGTGTGCTATTCGAGCGCGTCGTTCGAGCCTTTGAGCAGGATTCGGAGGTCGACCGAATCCGGGGCGGGTTACTGAGACTAGAGAAGCGCTATTTTGCAAGCATCAGACAGGTACACGAGCTTGTGTGTGCATTGAGGCAATTAAGAGAACAGAAGGAGAGACAGGAGCGCGAGTTTTTCGAGGCGCGTCACCATCACACGAGCAATCGCGTCGGCCTCCTTCTCGTGCTGATACTCGCGCTTATCGTCGCGCTCGTGCGGGTGACGGTATGATAGTCGAGGGGAACGGTCCCTGGGACCTCGGGCAGGTGCGAAACAGGATAATACACGGGAACGCGCTTCGGGTTCTTGACGGCCTCCCTGAAGCTGTCGCCGACCTCGTGTTCCTCGACCCGCCCTACTTCTTGCAGCTTCCGAAGGGGAAGCGCGTGAGTAGGTGGAACAACACGTGGGTCGAGCCGGTCGACGACCAGTGGGACCAGTTCGTCGACTTTGACGACTACGACAGTTTTCTCGCATACCTGTTGACTAAGGTCAGGCGGGTGATGAAGCCGAACGCGACCATATGGGCCATGTCGACGTATCACAGCCTGTTCCGCCTGGGGCGCGTGATGCAAGACCTCGGCTTCTGGCTCTTGAACGACGTGGTGTGGCTGAAGACAAACCCCATGCCGAACTTCCGGGGTGCTCGCTTCACGAACGCCACGGAGACGCTGATATGGGCGGCGAAGTCAAAAAAGAGTAGGGCATACCACGACCACGACGCAGCGAAGGAGTTCGGGGTCGGGAAGGTCGGCGCAAACGTGTGGGTGTTCCCGATATGTCAGGGGCGCGAACGGTTGAAGGGCGGTGACGGGAAGAAACTTCACTCGACGCAGAAACCGGGCGAATTGCTGAGGCGCGTGATACTCACGTCGACGCGAGAAGGCGACCTTGTGCTCGACCCGTTAGCCGGTACAGGTACGACGGGACACGTCGCAAAGGCGCTCGACCGCGACTTCATACTGATTGAGCGCGAGTGGCGGTACGTCGAGGGAGCTGCGAAGCGGTTTGAAATTCAGTATGCCCCTCGTGTGCAGAAGGACGAGAAGGTAATTGAATACTTACGTCACGAGTGGTACGAGGATGGGCAGCCGTGTGGACATCCGGGTTGTGTACAGCATGTAACACATCCGTGTGAGGGGTGCGGGCGTATAGCCGGAAGGAGTTGGACCGATGTTAGTGACGATTAAGTTCGACTTCTTACAGAAGCGACCGGCGCTAATCAAGCGCGTGTTGAGGGAGGCGACGGTTATAGGGCTGGTTAGCCTCCCTGGTGGTGAGTTTACGCTCGAGGTCGGGCTGATACGATACAAGGGTGAAGAGTGGGCTGTTATCAGTCACCCGGACGGCTTCTTCCGCCTGTGTGTCGGTGACACGAACGTGTACAAGGCGTTTGGTACTCAGATGATTCATAGTGAGGACTGGAACCATTACGGGTTGACGCTCGACGACGAGCATCCTCTGTTTTACAGGGAAGGACCGACGTACTATGAGGTGAGGCGTGAATTGTCGAACGTGTAAGCATCGGAGGGCGGGCTTCTGTTTCGAAGGCGGGGTCGAGCGCAGGCCCCCGACCGGCGCTAAAATCAGGGTAAAGAGTGTCTCGACCCCTGCCGGGTATAAGGTGCTACAATACCCTTTTCGAATACGACTTGACTGGTGGTGTGAGAAATATGAACAATAGAGGGAATAAATGAGCGCTCTGTTTGTCGGTCTAGTCTGTGTCACCGGCGGGGTAATTCTCGTGTGCGTGATGGGCCTCATAATCGTACAGTGTATGTTCAACCCTTTGATGAAGTTGAAAGAACTCACGATTGTTCTATTTATTGTTGGGGTTGTGCTGTGGCAGTTAGGGATGGTGCTAATGTCGGCTGGTGCTGACGCGATGGTGAGCGGTTACTGATGGGGTGCTGTATGAACTGTATGCACAACCTGGGCGGAAAGTGTCACCCACCGGCACCAGTCAGTTTCGTTTATATGCGAGCGCCCGTTTCGTCGTACCTGTCTTTTGGACCGGTGTACGACGAAACGGGGCGTTTGAGGTGCTTACTTTCAAAGACCCCCGTGTTTGATGTACAGCTAGACTGGAGATGTAAACACCATCAGTATGTGCCTGTACTCAGTCAGGTGTTAGAAACATGAAAACCTGCGCGACCTGTATGTTCTATTTGACACGAGCACAGTTAGGGTGTACAATGCTTGTCAAGCGACAACGGGTATTTGAACGGGCAGTTATTGTCGTGTCGGAGGCACTCGGTATTGACGACGACACGGCTGCTAAGTGGATACGTGAGGTGTGCTCAAGAAGCACCCTCACGGTCGAAGCTGTTATATCGGAGGTGGTGAGTGGACGAAAAAGCGATTTTGATAAGCGTCGACTTTGACGCAGAAGAGGTTATATGGACGTGGTTTGAGGGGAAGCGGGCACTACAAGAGGCCCGGAAGGCGAAGGTAGCGCTCGAGAAGGCACAGGACTTCCCGACCCACAGGCACACAGTAGTCGGGAACGAGCTTGCAGTGGCGGTCGAGAGAGTGTTCCGGCTCGAGGAGTTCTGCGGGACCGAGCGAGATGTGACACAGCACGCCCGCGCCGAAGTTGAGAGGTTACGGAAATGATAATCTATTATGTCGATTGTTACCAGGAGGTTGTTGCGGTCTTCACCGACCCGGACAAGTTAGTCGAGTGGTTCAAGAAGGCACAGGCTGAGGGGGCATACGACATACGCGAGTTGACCGTGTCTGTGTTACCGGCTGACCCTTCGACGACCCTCTTCGCCTACTCGTGGTTTGACGACCTGGGGCTACAAGGTGAACTGATGGACACGAGCGGTGTCGTTCACCCGAGTGCGGAAGCGACTGACGTTCCGTTCGCAGCAGAGGTTGAGAAGGCGGCTGAGGCACTCGTACAGAAGTTGTCGGAATTGTAAACTAGAAAGCGAGGAAACAGATGGACTTTGCAACACGACTGATTTACCGGCTCATAATCGGGAACAGGCTCATACTCGACGAGGCGAGCGAGAGGGCACGACACGACTACGAGGAAAGCGTGAAGCTGAATGTCCCGTTGACTGTACGCGATGCGTTCGACCTTGCGTTGCGCTCGCGCCTTCAGGACATACGACATTACGCGACCGAAGAGCAGGACGAAATCATCAGGGCAGTGCTCGAGCAGGCGAGCAATTGTAAGCTCGTCGACGCGCTCATTGAGGAGGCCCCGTTCTTTCAGGACGAGGTATTCATAATCGGGCTGATTACTGAGTTCAACGAGGATGAAGACGACGACGGCATACTGCTTACGGTCGAGGCCCGACCCGACACGCTCTTGTTCCGTTACGGGCGGGCACGGCTCGAGTTCGCCGTCAAGGGGGGCGTGTACACTCCTCTATTTGCGCTTGGCCTCGACTTCGTGATGGGTGAAGACCAGCTCGACTTCGAAGACTTAGTCACGCTCTTGACACACGTAGTGAGGGGTGTACGTTATGCTTGAAAAACTTGCTGCAACCGCACACGACCTGTGGTCGAACTGGATGAGGTACATCTTCAAGGTCGGCACGATAAACGAGCGAGGCGACCTCGTGATTCCGTCACGATATGTCGAGCGGTGGACCCGACAAATGAACACAGAACACAGTGACCTGTCGGAGGCGGAACAGGCGAGCGACGTCCGTCAGGCACGGAAAATCCTGACCAAAATTGAGCCGAACCTCAAGCGCCTCTGTTTCTGCTATGACGGTTCGAGGAGGACGTGTGACAACCGTCAACGGGAAGACCAGCCGTGTGACGTTTTCAACTGTCCGCTATTGGAGGCTAACGATGAATGAGTTTTCGAGGAGACGAAGGGACGAAATCAGGGCGCGTCTGTCGCCTTACTGGTGGAAGGTATGGGGACGGTATAGGTGGCAGGCTCCCGGTATGCTCGTACACGAGTACAGGCGTCGATTGAGCGCGTGGTGTCAAAAGACGCGAATGTCTTTTGACTTCCGCCCTCGAGGGTATTCAAGTGTCCGCACGGTGTTATGGTCAGGGGGCGGGTACGAACTGATTCACTGTCCGGTATGCGAGTCTCAGGCCGTGTCCGCAGGCGAGCGCCTTCTGTGTATGTGGTGCGGGTCGAGATTTACCCTATGGTCACATCCATATGACGGGGCGCAGGCATATACGTCTGCGCTTGACCACAGGGGCGGTGACGTTCGGCTTCCGGCGATGGGCGTGCTAATAGACGAGACGATTCACCTGGGCATAGCTCGTGAGGCCCCCTGGTATCATGAGCGTGTGCCGGTATGGGGATACACCGGACAGTACAACGTAGAGCATCACCTCTACGTGTGCCTGTTCCTCCTCAGGAACGAGGTCGTCGGTTACGACCTCGTTCAAGCACCGACACCGAAGTTCGTTCACGAGCTTGCAAAAGCCGACGTCCCTCACAACGACTACGAGATAAAGAACGCCTCCTCCCTCGACCGTGAGGCTATCGAGGCGTGGCTTCGCCCATTCGACGTCGACGAGTACAGGCACGTGTGGGGGAACGAACCGCTGGTCGACCGGCTACTCAAGGACCTCGAGGGGGCATTGTGCCCTACACAATAACGAAACTGACAAAGGTTGAGGTTAGCACCGTCAGGCTCAACTTCTCGAGCGCCCCTGCGATAAAGCGCATCAGGCGACAGACGTGGTGCTGGTACTGTGACGGTCCGCTCGTTGACCCGGCCCTCTTGTTCGCTAAGGGCGGGAACAAGATAGTGTGTGGGGAATGTGGGCGATACATCGGCGGTCTTCCGGGTGTCGAACTGTACGAAGGAAAATGACTTGACAAGGGGGCGAAGGGGGTGTACAATAAGGGCGAAGGGAGTGACACATGGACGAACACGAGCGAGACGAATTGAGGGCGTTACAAGACGCCCTCCTTGAACATGTGGGGCATTATCCGCCCGACACGCAGGTGTCGGTGAATATGCCCGGTGTTACTGTCAAGGAGTTACGTAAGTTCTTGTGGCCTCAGTACAGGCACGAGATACGCGCGATGTTGAAGGGATACAGAGGTAATAAATGAAAGCAAGTCAATTTATTGAGCTTGACGTTGAGGCGAACGGAAGGACACAGCGAGTTCTCTTCCGGCAGGTAACGGAGACGACATACCGTTCTGCCCAGGCCGTCGCCTTACAGGACAGCAAACCTGTTCACATCGAGTGTACACTCGATGTGAAACCGAAGGACGCCGTATTGATAGACCTCTCTCTTGACCAGCTTGTACGTCAGATAACACAGGCGACCGGTCAGTCTATTCACTCGTGCTTCAAGGGAAACCTGTGTTATGTGCGGGCGGGCCGGAACGTGGTGAAGGGCCTGACCTTTTTCGAGGCCCTTCTTTCGCTTCACTCAAAGGTGTGCGATGAATGACATTGCAGCAGCCCTCGAGCGGGTTCTTAAAAGCGCAGAAGTAGGTTACGACGGTGACACGATAGTTGTCACCGTCAATTATAGACAGTGGCGAATCACCACGATTGAAGGATGGGCCGACGAGGGAGGGGTGCGCGTAAAAGGTCCTGGTTGTTCGGTGACACTCAATTACCGAAGCCCGCGCGACCTTGCGCGTCGCTTCCGCCTACTCGTAACAATACTGTGAAAGAAAACTCTTGACAAGCCCGGCCTCCCTATGGTATAATTCAGTACAAGGAGGCCGGAATGGCTATAAGGATTGAGACCCGAGAAGCACCTAAAAGAATACCTGAGAGTTTCGAGGGCGGTATTCGGATATGTGCCGAAATCGAGGCTCACGGTCACGCGGCCTTCATAGCAGGCGGGGCGATACGCGACTGGATAAGAGGGGAAGCGCCTCACGACATCGACATAGCGACTTCGGCGTCGGCCTCTGAAATCAGGCGTATGTTCCCTGACTGTATCGACGCGGGCGGGGCGAAGCACGGGACCTGTATCATTATCCGGGACGGCGAAACCTTCGAGATAACCACCTTCAGGGGTGCGTCAATCGAGAGGGACATTGAGGGGCGCGACATGACCATATGCGCGTTTATGTTCCGGTCTGCGACCGGCGAGATTTTCGCGCCCGAAGGCGCATTTGACGACATCGAGGCGGGCATTATCCGGTTCACCGAAGATGCTGCCGCCCGTATTGAAGAAGACCCCGCCCGTATTTTCAGGGCGATGAGGATGGAAGCGAAATTCGGGGAATGACAAGGAGGCTACTATGAAGCTGAATTTTCTCGAGCGCCTCGTGTACGAGGCAGTGTTAGGAATGCTGACGGCGTGGTTTACCTTCCCGCGCCCGTCTGAGTGGTTACAAATAAGGACGCCGATTCGCGTGGCGGTCTTAATATCTATAGCATAAGGAGTTGACATGGGTGAAAACACGCAAGAAGGACCGAAGGGGTTCGGTGAAACTTACTTTGAAGCTATCAGTGCGCTGCTTGACGAGGTGAAGGCATGGGAATGGCTTGCGGGCGAGTACGACGAGTCCGACTACCCGGAAGAGTTGACGTTCGTGGTCAAGCCGACCGACGAATATGAGGAGTACGCATTTGTGGCGACGCTCAAAGACCCCGACGCGCTCCCTTACGAAACGAGGTCTCGCGATGAGTGAGCACCCTGGGCCGACAGGAATCGGGAAGACGCCCGCACAGGCGGCACGCGCATTGTTCAAGCTGGTGTCGAGCGTCGAAGGCGAGTACGAGACACCAGCGCCCACGAGGCTGACGGTGAAGCTCGAGTTCTCAGACGGTCTGTATCACGCGACCCTCGAAAAACCGCATGAGCTTCCGCTCAAATACTATCAGATTCGGATGATTGACGCGCGACCGCGCGAGGAGGCCGAAAATGTCATTTGACATGAGTTGTAACGGTTACGAAGTAAACTGGTTTAGGAACCCGTTCTCGCTCGAGGCGTTCCTGAGAGTGAACTGTGCTCAGGTAGAGGACGAGACGGGCGCGAACATCTACTTACATACGAGGCCCGTCGCTCGAGGCGAGGTCGACTTTGACCGGGGCGGTTTCCTGTCTCTGTGCGAGAAGTACGCTGAGGCAGTCGAAGCGCTCGAAGAGGCGTACATCAGGATTGACCTGCCCGCCTACCTCGACTACATGGACGGGAAGCGATTCCCGCGCCAGAAGGGATTCCGCGAGCGCATCAAGGGTGCGAAGTTTGACGAGCGGGGTGCGATGCTCGTCCCGGTCGAACTGTTCGCGCCCCACTATAGCGAGGTCTCGCTTAAGATGTACAAGGAGTGGATGCTCGAGCTTCTCGAGCTTGCACAATACGTAGCCGATAACCCGGACGAACCGGTGCGTATCAGCGTATGAGCGAGACGATAGTTCTGGCGGTCTTTGAGGGGGAAGGCGACCCATACGACATCGTCACGGAGGTGAGGGACGCTATACAGTGCGTCACTCACAACGAGTGGGCCGAATACAGAGGCCCACTCGTGAAGGGGGTAACACGACGCCCGCCGGTCGGGCAGGTGCTTGACCGGCTCGAGGCCGACTTCAAGCTCCCTGAAGGCTGGCCTCGAGCGTTCGCATACGACACCGACGAGGTCACACATCAGCTTGCAGTCGCCTTGATGTGCCAGCTTGACGTACTGTTTGAGCACCTTCTCGCACGTGACCTGAATACGGAACCGGTAAAGCGCGAGGTTGCAGTTTTGTGGCACACACACAATCTCGATAACTACATCGAGGTGCTTGTAACAAAACTGGTAGAAAATGATGCCTCCAGGCGCGAAATATTGCTTGACAAATACCTCCTCGGCGTGGTATAATTCAATCATCAGAGTTAAGGAAAAACAGCTAACGAGTAAAGGAGACGGAAATGCAACTGACGATTGAGAGTGGCGAGAACAGGTTTATGAGTGGGGCGTCGGAACAACTACGTGAGCGCATAGCAGAGGCGCTGCGGGAAGGCGAAGACATAATCGTTGAGTTCAACAGCCTGGGCCATTTCGCTCACGGTTTTATGGACGAGGTGTTCGGGAAGCTCTTGAGGGAGTTCGAGGTCGAGACGCTCCGAACCATCAAGTTCGAGTTTAACGGTCGGACAGACCTGAAAGCCCTAATTAAAATGGCTATCAATCACCGAAAACGAGCGATGGCCGAAGGTAAAATAACATAACGGGCGGAAGCCCGAATTTTTTTTAGCGCTAAGGAGGCGTGATATGACAAACTTCACAGAGGCGATACTCACCCTGGCGATAGTAGGGGCAGTTTCGTTTGTCGCTTTGTTAATGGCCCTCACGAGGCCCGAGTTTGTTGACGGTGTCGTTCGAATAATCGAGGCATGGCGATGATTGTAAACTACACGTTGTTAAGGGTAAGGGTCAGCTTCCCGTTCGAGGTGACGGGTGCGTGTGACCTTGCAGAGACCGTCGAGTCATCCTTCAATGGCTCGGGCGGTTTTACGCCCTATTTTAACGCGACGGTCGTGAACATGTGGACGGTTGAGGCGACCCCCGTCCCGCTTGCAGAAGGCGAGTACACGGCTGTGCTGTTCCGGGCACAGCGACCCTCACACGAGGGGAAACGGAACAAACTGTATTTCGTCGCCTTACTCTCGAGTGACGTGGAATGGAACCGCTACAAACCCGACGCGCCCGCGTTCGTGTACACGTCGGAGGCGCTAAAGGCGGCTTCGGAAATTGACGAATGGTGGTTCGAGAAGGACGGCCTTTTCTACCTCAGGCTCGCACAGCTTGACGGGCTGACTGCGCTGTTGAGCGACGCACTCGAGAAGCTCGGCGATTGGAAGCCGGTAAACCTGCGTGACCGCGACTTTTTCTTTATCCCGCACACCTCGTTCAAGAAGGACGGCCTTGTCGTGTATCAGCGGGACGGTTCTTTGTTCACGACGATGAGGGGGTTCGTCCGATGGGTGTATGAGGGAGCGTACACCGGCCCGAACGGGCGTTACGAAATCGCCCTTCAAGCACTCTCCGAATACCACCATGTGATGGACACTCCCTGGGGCAACTACTACGCCGACGAGCGAGTATACATCACGAATGGGCAAGAGGTCGGCGAAGGGGAAGGCGTCGAGGTGACGCGCTCCGTGTGGAAAGCACATCGAGCATTTGCAGACGAAATGCTCGACCCACTCGAGGGGACCGTCACGCTCGATGAAATAGGGGAATGGATATGCTCACGATAACTATTCCTGAGGGCGCAGAAATGACGCTCCGGCAGGAACCCGGTCTGTACATCGACGCGACGGTAAGGTCGGTCAGTGGAAAAGAGGGTGTGTATAGCTTTGACATATGTGAACCGCGCCCGATAGTGATAAAGGCGGAAGGAATCCCGGTCCCAGGCTGGAGCCTGGGGACTGTTACGACACACGAGAACATAATTCGCGGTCTCGAGTATGCCGCAGAACAGTGAGGAGACGATGAAAGCATCTATATTGAAAGACACCATAGCGACGGCACGAGTTGACATACCATTTCGAGTTGCAGCGAACTCGAAACTAAGTGAGAAGGCCGGTTTCCATGCCCTGTCGCGCCCTGAAGTGGTGAATGTGTGGCACATAAAAACTGCACCGGCCCCCTGGGCAGCAGGCGACTACATGGCGGTACTGTGGCGCGTGTCGTACAGGAACGACACCGGCTTCTTTTTCTCGCTTATGTCCGAAGAGGCCGGTTGGGAAAGTTACAACACCCACAAAACTGCGTGGCTTCACCGGCTCGAGGGGATTGACGCGCGAGACGTTCGCGCTAACGAGAACTGGACACAGACCGACCGACACGGTTTCCCGGTCGTTCGTGAGTATGCACTCACAGGCTTAACACGAGTGCTTACAGACACGCTTGAGGATGGGAGATGGTATCCGGTGCGGCTCGACAGTACGTATGTCAAGCACTTTCGGATTCCGTTCACCACGTGGCGTGAGGGTCTTACCGTCAGGTACGACGACGACGGGAACATGTTCACGAACGTGATGCTCAATTACCGGACGTACAGAGGCGACTTCACAGACCTGCCGCATGGCCCGCACCTTCTCGCCTTGAACGTGCTCGAGGAAATTCATTACCGCCGCCGCGACACGGCCTGGGGTGTCATGAACTTTGACGAGGTGGTACATGTAGACGATGGTGACATTGTCGAAGGCGAACACGGCGAAGAGGTATCTCGCAACGCCTGGGAAGCACACCTCTCCTTCGCCAACGAAATGATTGAGCCGAACGCAGAACTTACCATCAGCGTGTCGGATATAGTCGAATGGATAAACGAGAGGGAGGAAAAATGAAATACCTATGGAGTGACGATTCCCTTAGAATGATTGTCGACATACGGGACATAAAGTCTGTCGCAACGGTGAAGGACGGCCTGACATACTATCTTCAGGTACTTCACACCGAAGGCGGTGTCAGTTCGTTCGGTCCTGCTGAGTTCAAAGTCGTTGAAAGCGCATACAAGGCGCTCCGAGGTCGGCTCGATGCGTTCGAGGAAAAGAGGTTCTTTTTCGGGGGCTGCGGAACCGTCAGGCTCACAGACATCAAAACTGTGAGCTACGGCGTTGAACGCCCCGACCCTCTCTGCGGCGGCGAAAAACAGTACATCCTCGTGGTCACAACGTTTGACGGGCAAAAGCTCAGGGTAACGTCAACCGACGACAAAGAGCACTGCGAGAGGGTGTTTAAGAAACTCAACGAACTGTTATGAAAAATTTCTTGACAAACCGGGGGCGTCATGGTATACTTTTGTCAAGGAGATTGAAAGTAATGATACACCGTGACAGTGAACGAGCGATGCGAAAAGCGATAGCGAGAGGGGCACATATGAGCATTGCACCCGAGCGCATACGGGACGAAATCATCAAGATGATGGAGACCCCGTCCGCTTCCCGGGCCATGAGCATATGGGCCGAGTTCGGCATATTCGCCGACATAGCGCCTGAAATCACTGAGTGTATCGGGCACAAGCAGTGTGCCCATCACGGGGAAACCGACATTTTCGACCACACCTGTGAGGCGATGGAGGCGATACGAGCGACCGCCTCGACCCCCCGGTCGATAATGAGGATAGCGGCGATGTTCCACGACGCAGGGAAGCCCGCCTGTGCAGAGCCTCGAGCGGACGGCGAAGGCTTCACCTTTTTCGGGCACGAGGCCGAGTCTGAGAAAATAGCGCGTCGGTTCTGCGAGCGCTTCCGTTTCTCGAAGGCTGACACCGAAATGATATGTGCGATAGCACGCGAGCACATGGGCATACCTGCCCGGGGCGCAAAGGCGAAAACCATTCGCCGCTTCATTCGCCGGACCCACTTCTCGCGCATCGAGACCGGTCGAGCCTCGATATTCGACGAGATTATGGAAATGCACAGGGCCGACCGTATAGCACGCGACCCCGACATCGACGAGCACATCGAGCACATACGCTCGATAAAGGCCGAAATGGAAGCGACCGCGCCCCGTATGCCCATCGACGGGCACGACATAATGGAAGCGACCGGCGCGACTGGCCCCGACATCGGGCGCATCAAGAGGGCGATGGAAGAGCGTTTCGATGCTGACCCCTCGATGACCCGCGAGGCGATGATTGAGATAATGAGGGCCGAACATGCGTGAGGCATACAACAAGTGGCTTCGTGACACAGGACGAGAGAACTGTGTCACGAGCTTCTTTGACTGGTACATCGAGCACAATCAGACACGCCCGACGTTTCACCGTCCGTATTCGACGGCTACCCTCGTAAGGGCGAAAAGGCTTCGCGCTCAGGGAACCGTCGAAGTCGAGCACGCCTGGGGGGACACTCGATGGTCTGATGCAGCCGTCGTGGGGTTTGTTGAGGGGATTTACGAATATCTCGAAACTGAGAGAAAAAACCCTTGACAAGTCAGGCGAGCAGGTGTATAATTTAAGCATCGGAAATGGAAATCGACTAACGAGTAAAGGAGACAGAAATGACGGTTTTAGACAGTGTGAAGGGAAGAGAGGAAAAAGCTCTCGAAGCGGCGAAGGCGGCGAAGGGCGTGATAGAAGGCGAGCAGTGGGTTTACACAGTGCCCGGTTCGAAGGGTGATTACAAAGTGGCCCTCAAGCAGTTCGGGAATCTCGCGGTCGTGAGCTGCGCCGACGCCGACACCGGCGAGCAGTGCCCGGGGAACGGCCCGAACACGAGGCGGCTCGAAACCATATGCTACCACGCCTTAGCGGCTGTGGCGAAGCATTTCGGCCTCGTTGAGTTTATCACCGAAGAAGAGGCCGAAGGAAACCCCTACACGGTCGAGATACTCAACGCCGACAACGGGGCGCAGGTGTGGGGCCGAGCAGGGGTGTTCAACTAAATGGGTTTTCAACACCTTACGGCGGAACGAAGGCGCGAGATAGCGGCGAAGGGGGGCCGCGCTCGCGCCTCTTTGCCCGACTTCCACGAGCACCAGGTACGAGCCGGGAAAGCTCGCGCAGCCGACCGCACCGAAATGAGTCGTATCGGTCGGCTCGGCTATCAGGCTACGATGAGCCGTTACGGGCGCGAGTACGTACTCGAACGCATGGCCTCGTGGCGGCGGCGAAACCCCTCTTGTCACGAGCAGGCGGTTGCGAAGGCGCTCGACAAAGAGGGGGTCGAGTACGAGCGCGAGGTGGTGCTCGACAGGTACGTGGTCGACTTTGTCGTCGGGAACACCATCATCGAGGTGAACGGAGAGGTACACGACGACCCGGTCGTTTTCGGGAAGTCGCCTGAGTACGAGGCGAAGCGACTCCTCGACCTCGAAAGTATGGGATACAGGGTACTTGTGATTCACTGGTCGGACATAGTAAACTTCGGATACAGGGAGGCGCTCTGTGGACCAGTGGATTGACGATTTACTTGACACGTACTATGTGAAACACGAGAAATGGACGTCGCTTGAGGAACTCGCTGAATACGCCCGCGAGCAGTTTTACGGAAACGGCGTCATAAAGGCGAGCGAATGGGAAGACTACCCCGACTTGCTCAAGCGTATGAGGCAAGAGGGCATCGGTCCCTTGTCATACAAGATAGAATGTGCCATTATGGCACGAGGAGAGGTGAAAATTGGACGACGAAAGATACGAAGTAACGGTAAAGGCTAAGGCCGAGACGTTCCTGCCCATACCCGGTTTCCCGGGATATGAGGTCGGTTCGCACGGAACCGTATGGTCGAAGAAACGAAACCGGCCCATCGGAGACGGCGCGAGAGTGACACTTCACGGAACGAATGGGAACGAGACGGTGAACATACGCTCGCTCGTGAGAGACGTTCACGGGATTGAGCTTCCCGCCCCGAAGGGGAAGACCGGTCCGAATCTAACAGACGAGGACAAGGCCCGAATCCGTGACCTGTACGAGAAGCAGAAGGCGACCGACAAAGTCAACTACGCCCAAATCGGGCGCGAGGTCGGGCGTCACTACTCGACCATCTATCGGGTGATACACGGTCGATGAACTTCCGAATCACGAGGGATGGAATGAAAGTTGACCCGGTCGATGGTGAACGCGAACCGAACGCCGAAGAAGAGGCGGCCCGCGCGTCTGCAACCCCGTCGACTCCATACGAGGTCAAGCCGGGCCTGCTCTACGTAGGCCCGGCTAACGAGGCGAGGCGCGTCTGCTGGCCTGACGGGTCGGAGGACATCACCGACGCGCATATGGTAAGGCGATGGAGTGGCTAAAAGGGGAAGGCGATGAATGGTGGCTCGAGGAGGCCGTCGTACTGAGTGACGGCCTCCCTTCGATTCACTTTTTTGTCAGAGCGGACGAATCAGACAGTGGGGGGTTCTGGCTCGTCGAGGGGGCGCTTCTCGACGAGCATACCTGCGACGACGTATTCCTTAATGGGGTACTTGTACGAAACTACGCCGTCGCGTGTGACGAGAGCGCAGACGCGCTCCTCACAACGGCTCGCTCTTGCGCCGAAGACCTGTTCTCAGACCGCCCCGACTGGCTTGAGCCTCTTTTTCTCGCTGAATTAGACGAGATACGTTGTGATAAGCTGTGAGACGACGGTGCTCGCCTTTTTCGCTAATGGCCGGGAACATCGACCAGGGAAGGCGCGAGTCGACCGGCCATTCGGCTAACAACAAGTCAGGCTCGAGGCCGACCTTCTTTAAGACCCCCTTGACACGCCTGACCCCCCTTCCGACGTTCCTGTCGGCCTGCAAATTACCGAAGGCCCCCTTCGACATGGCCCAAACGAACTGCGCCGTGTTCCTGTTCCCGCACTGGAGCGCTATGTCAATAAGCCATGACGCGTAGCGCCTCGACGGCGTGACATAAAGTAAGGATTCTTCAGAGGCCCGCTTACGACGGCGGGCCTCTTCTCGTAGAGACTTGACTATCATTTCCGACGCGCTGTTGTACTCGTGCGCTGCCCACTGAAGGGGGGTGTGAGGTTGACGCGTCAACGGGGTGAATTGAGCCTCGACCGCCGCCCCGGCCTCCTCGAGCTTCTTGTATGTCGGCCAGAACCACTTGAAAAACTCGTTCCAGTCGTTGTCGTTCTCAGTCGGGACGCCTCGAATGAACATCAGCTTCAGGCGTCTACAACCGCCTGCGAGTGCCTTTTCGATTGCCTCGTCTACGAGTGCCGTCTTTATCGGCTTCCCGAGTATTTTCCGAAGGCGCTCCGAAATCCCCTCAATACCAAACTCGAGAGTTCGACCCTCGAACTCTGTACCCGTCTCAATCGGCGGGACCTTCCGCACGAAGTCGTCGACGCGCATGTCCCCGACCCCCCAAAACGAACCGCCGATAAGCTCGCTCACATAACTGATACCCCCGAAATTTGTCGAGGTGAGCATCACCTCAGGATACATTTGTATTGTTTCAAACACCTCTTCTTTCGGACGCTCCCTGTAAGGGACCTGCCACGCTATCGAGCAGAAGTGACACGTCCCCCGACAGCCGTGTGTCAGTATCAGTTCGTCGGACGACTCAGCCTTGTGAAGGATGGGCGGGAACGTGTCACATACGGCAGGAACAATGGGCCGGTCTTCGCCCAAAATGTCTTTAATGAAAAAGCCCGTGTCGTCATACACCACCTTCCGACGATGAGGCACGTAAGCCCCAGGCAGTTCGGAGAGGGCGTCAATGCGAGCCTGACGCCCCTTAGCGCTAAGGGCCTCGAGCATACTGCGAGCGAAATCGTCCCCGTCCCCGACACATATAACGTCAACGAACGGAGCGACGGGTTCGGGGTTGAAGCACGCCCCGCCCCCTACAATAACAATCGGGTGTGCGTCGGTCCGGTCAGAGGCGAGGTATGGTATTCGCGCCTTCTTTAGCGAGTCGAATATGGCCTGAAAGTGGCGAGCTGCAAGGAACGACATCATAAAGACCTCGTCCCCCAGGGCAGAAACAATTTCGCTCCGATGCGTCAGGACGGCTGCCCCCTCGAGGAGTTCGTGTATAATCAATGCCCCCGGGTTTATCCGCCGCGAGTTTGGTATTCGCGTGTTGTAGTAGCAAAGCTGGCCTATTTTTTCCCGAGACGTGTCCATTTCACTCCCTTCTTACCGAGGTTGTTGAGGTGGTTCATAAGCACCGTCGCTGTTCTGTCGTTTGGCGCAACGACACGGAGGGTAATTACATCGTCGTCAACGAACTCGAGTTCGGGAATGTCGAACTCGTCCCCCAGGAACATATTCTCGACCGCCTCGTGAAACTCCCTCATGTCAGGAGCCTCGAACTCGAACGACTCGATTAACGCCTGAAACTTGTCAACGTCTGTCTCTGCAAAGTAGGTTGAGGCGTCAAGTAGCGTGAGCACCTTCACCTCCTCCTCAGGCGTCCATTCCCCGATAAGAACCGGGACTTGTGTGTCGGGCTGCGCGAGCGCTATCTTCTGCCGGAGGTGTCCGTTGAGGCACACAAACCCTTCGGTTGCCCAACCGTTAGCCTGAAGTCGGCGATTGACGGTCAGTGTTTCCGCCCAGCCGACCCCCTCTTCCCCATAAATAAAACCCTCAACCGCCGTCGCTTGTTCGTCGGGGTGTATGCGCCAGTTGTCGACGTGGGCGTCGAAGTCACCAGCGCTCATAAATGTCAGTTCGGGCTTTTTCTTCATATGCACATTATACCACAGGTTTCCCGGATGTGCAAAACCTGTTATGTGGAGTACAAATATGTTAAAATAGAGGCATGGGGAAAATCGGAAGGCCGACAAAGCTCACGCCTGAGCTAATCGAGAAGCTCTGCGCTGATATACGAAATGGTGAACGATACGAGGCGGTCTGCGCTCGAAACATGATTGCATACACCACGTATCGCTCGTGGATGCGTAAAGGCGAGAAACTCCTTCTGTTTCTCGAACTCGACCCGGGCTACGAAGTGCCCGAAAACGAGCAGATTTTCATTGACCTTGTGCTCGAGGTTGAGGCTGCGAACGCAGGCATTGAAGGGAAGATGGTCAAAACGTGGATTTACCACAGTAAGCACGACTGGAGGGCCGCGCTCGAGTGGCTATCTCGTCGGCTCCCTGACGTTTACGGTGCTAACAGTAAGGTCAGGCTCGAGGTCGAGCAGGTTGACGACGAGATAGAGGAATTGCTCGACAAGCTGAGGGAAGCGGGCCTCGACATGTCGGGCCTGTTTCAATGAGTTGGCGGAAATTCCCTCTCGAGCAGAAGAAGCGGTTTCGTGACGAGCTTCTGTTCCTGTTGGGCGGGGACGCGTACCAGCAATTTCAGCGAAAATACTTCCACGACCCGGCAGGGTTTATGCGCGACTGCGTCATATGGCCGACCGGGACAGGACCGTTCCCTTACCAGACAAACGTGCTTGACGCTATTCCCGAACATCATCGTGTATGCGTTCGGAGCGGGCGTGGGGCCGGTAAGACCGCCACGATAGCAGTAGGTATTCTGTGGTTTTCTCTGACGCGAGACGGCCTCGACTGGAAAGTTGTAGCGACGGCGGCGGTCGGGCGTCAACTCCAGAAATATCTCTGGCCTGAGGTACACAAGTGGGCGGCCCGCCTTCGATGGGATGTTATCGGTCGACCGCCGTTCTCGAAGGACGAACTCTTAACAGAGCACATACACCTCAACACAGGGCAGGCGTTCGGCGTTGTGTCGAAAAACCACGCCCACGTCGAGGGAGCGCACGCCGAAAACCTGCTGTGGATTTTCGATGAGGCGAAAACCATCGAGGAGGCCATGTGGGATGCAGCAGAGGGGGCCATGAACGTAGGCGACTGCTACGCGCTCGCGTTTAGCACGCCCGAACTGCCGGTCGGGCGTTTCTTTGACATTCAGTCGGGGCGCGACGGTTATCGAGACTGGTGGACGCGCCGAATAACGCTCGAGGAAATCCTCGAGACCGGAAAGATTAACGAGGCGTGGATACGTGACCGCCGCGAGCAGTGGGGTCCGAAAAGTCAGCTTTACCAGAATCAGGTATTAGGTGAGTTCGCGTCAGGCGACGAGGACGGGGTTATCCCGCTCGCCTGGGTCGAAGAAGCTATGGGCCGATGGGAAGACGACCCGCCTGAGTGGGGGCGCTGCGACTACATCGGCGTCGACATCGCCCGCACCGGTTCGGACAAAACCGTGTTCGCGTTCTTGAGGGGGCGCGACATAGTCGAGATACGAGAGTACACGAAGTCGGACACGATGGAAACGACGGGCCTGATAGTGAGGGCCTATGAGGAGACGGGCGGTATACCAGTCGTTGACGCAATCGGGATGGGCGGTCCGATAGTCGACCGCCTGAGTGAACTTAGGATACCTGTCATTTCATTCGTGGCATCGGAGGGGACGAGTTACGTCGACAAAACCGGGAAGGTGAAGTTTGCAAACCTTCGAGCCGCCGCATGGTGGTTTATGCGCGAGCTTCTAAACCCGTTCAACGAGGAGGGCGTCAGGCTTCCGCCTGACTATAAGCTAAAAGGGGACTTCACGAAACCGCGCTATAAGACGCAGAGCGGCGGGCGCGTGCTCGTTGAGGCGAAGGCCGACATACGGAAGCGCCTCAAACGAAGCTCAGACTACGCCGACGCGGTTATTCAGGCATTTGCGGCAGAAGAGATTATCGGGGGTCTAGTGGAAATCGGAGTTGTTACGTTTTGAGCGACAACATAAAAGACCAGGAAAAGTATACAGTACAGGAACACGTCAAGGACGAGCCGGTCGACGAGGAGACTTCCGACATCTTCTCCGTTCTCGTGAGCGCTCGCTCCGACATACCAGCGTGGTGGTCACAGGAGCGGGATGAGAAGCTACTCGACTTTGCTCGCGGGAACGACTATATTCAGTTAGCACTCACGGCCCTCGAGGAGTTCGCAACTACAACTGAGTGGCGCTTCGTGGCGCGAGACTCCACGATACGGTCTCACGTCGAACAGGCGGCAAGCCTGACGCGAGAGGTGAAAGCGAACGCAGACTTCGGGAAGGGGTACGCGACCTGGGTCAGCAGGTTCGTACAGTCATACACAGGACAGGACAACGGCTCGTTCACGGAGGTCATAGGACGGGGGCGGAAGAGCGGACCGTTAATCGGGACGCCGATTAACGTCGCCTCCCTCGACAGCCGCCGTTGTACAAGAACGTCAAACCCCATATACCCCGTCGTGTATATGGACGACGGGGGTTCGAGGCGCAAACTTCACTACACGCGCGTGATGTGCCCGGCACAAATGCCGTCGTCAACCCTCGAGATGAACGGCGTCGGTTACTGTGCCGTGTCTCGTTGCCTGAATACGGCGCAGGTGCTCGGGGACATACTCACGTACAAACAGGAAAAAATGGGGTCAAGGCCGATGCGAGCTATCCTCGTTGCGGAAGGTATCGACTTGCGCGAGCTTCAGGACACGCTCGCTATGGACGACTCCATCATGGACGCAGCCGGGTTCACGCGCTATTCGCGCGTACCGGCGATAGCATCCAAACACAAGAAAATTACCATAACACTTGTACCCCTGTCTCAACTCCCTGACGGCTTCAACGAGGAGGTGAGCACCTCGTTGGGCGTTTACCTCATTTCGGGCGTGTATGGGCTTGATGCACGCGAGATATGGCCCGCGACGTCGTCCGGCGCGACTAAGGCCGACGCAGAGACGCAACATATGAAGGCCCGAAAAAAAGGGAAAGGCCAGCTATTGCGCGTCATCAAGGACGAGTTCGAGCGCCGTTTCCTTCCGGCTTACCTTATGATGGTGTTCGACGCACAGGACGACGAACAGGACGCAGTCAGGGCCGAACTTCAAAAGCTGAGGGCCGAACGCCGCGAGATTGACCTTCAACCGGACGACGAGGGACAGTCTTCAATCACCATTCGCGTGTCGCGCGAACTGATGCTTGCGGATGGTGACATCACGCAGTCTCAGTTCGACGAGATGGAATTGCGAGACGGGCGACTCCCTGACGGGTCGGATGTACTACTGCTGTTCCGCTCGCCTGAGTTCGAGCCATTCCTGGACCTCGCAGTCCCGTTCCAGACCGACCCGCTTGACGTTGAGGCGAACGACCCGGTACTGATACAGGCTTTAGCGCTAAGGAAACTCAACGAGGTCGAGCAGGTTGTTATGAATGGGAAGACGGGCGGTGTACGACAGCGGGCGCGTCAGGCTGCGGCAGCATTGAACGCGCTTCTTGACCTGTACGAACCGCCCCCCGTAAACCCGGTAGTTGCCGAAGAAGAGGCTGAGGCCGAAGAAGGGGAGTCCGTCGAAGGACCTGAGGTGGTTGAAGAAGTAGAGGAAAAGACCCTCACCTTTTACGAGCACTCGATACGCTCGCACGCTCGACGCCTCTGGACGGGCGCGATGGACGAGTACGAGTTTGTCGACAGCCTCACGAGCATCATAATCACGCAGTATCGGAAAGCGTGGGCTGAAGGCATGGCCCAGGCGGGAATCGGGTTTGAAGCTATAAACGCCGAAGAGCGGGCGAAGCTCGACGAGCTTACGAACGCAGCGACAGACCGGGTAATTGACCTTGCGATTTTCATACTCGAGCAGAAGGAACAGGGGCGAGTGTTCGCCGACCTGTCGTACAGGTTACGGTTGTGGACTCGTCAGTATGACACGGTCCGGCTTCAGGCCCTTGTCATGGCCGGACAGGACATCAAGCTCGAGTGGGTGCTCGGAGCGAGCGAGAAGCATTGCCCCTCGTGTATGAAGTTGGGCGGGAAGGTGAAGCGGGCTTCGGTGTGGGCTGCGGCAGGTGTGTATCCGAAGTCCCCGCCAAACCCGAAGCTCGAGTGTGAGGGATGGGGTGATTGTACGCTCGTCCCGACCGACAAGCCGTGCTCACGAGGCCCATTACCTAATTTACCATAGAGGTGAAATGTCGAACGCGAATTTAGTTGCGAGATTGACCACACAACAGAAGATAATACCGGTGTTGAACGCTGTGGCGATAGCCGCCCCGCTCGACAAGGCCGGTCGGTTAGCCGTTTCGTCGGACGAATATATCGCAGCCGAAGAAGGGCGCTCAATACGCCGCTGGTTGAACGAGAAAACCGGCGTTGACGGCGTCAACGTACTGACCGATGGGCCTTCGGGTGACAGCCCAGGCATATACTTCAACCTCAGTGAGGGTCAAGAGGTATATGTCACCAGGATGTGTTTTAGTCTAAACACCGTAAGTGATAGTTGTAGGTTTGAGATAGGTTACACAGACGCAGTCAATGGGGGCGGCAACTTTACACCCGTGACCCATTACTACTACTACAACACTGCTGCTGCCCTTGACGGTTACGAAGGGGAGGAGATAGCTTTACCTGCCTCTCGTATTCGATGGGCGGATGGTGCGAAAAGCGTCACTTTTCGCGTCAATGCAAACGACGCAAACTGTTCAATAATAGTAGCATGGTATGGTTATGCAATATAGGAGGAGTACATATGGGTTTACGAGTTTTACCACCTGAAGTACAACGAGACTGGAACGCGAACCTCGAGGTCGCTGAGCCGACCGACAAAGGGAAGTGGTCGCTGGTCGAGGCGCGTCCGGGGAACGGCACAGCAGAGGAGTCGCAGCGTATAGTCGTGAGGCTTATCGACGAAAACGGCTACAACTACGACGGCGTCGTTGCGTTCGCGTTCACCACAGGCGAGAAACAGATAATTGTTACGAACGACTGGTTGTGGAACCCGCCCGCACAACCGAACAAGGCGCAACTCGTCACCTCTCGGGGCGGATACGCAGAACAGGTACAGGGAGGGGCGGTCAAAAAGGGCCAGCCTGGGGGCGTGACGGTGTACGTGTACGACCCCGAACTCGCGTCCGACGTGGTGAGGGGTGCCGGTATGCTCGCAGACCATACCGGCCTCGTACTCACGTTCAAGCGCATCCCCGCCGGGAAACAGACCATCGACGAACGCCTGGCTGCGCTCGAGGCTCGGGTGGCAGCGCTCGAGGGATAATGGTAGTCGGCGCAAAGGCTATCGTCCCGAAGACGCTCGATTATCGGCGCATCACGAAAGAAGTCGAGAAGGAACTCGACTCGATAGCCAGGGGGGTCGAACGGGACTGGAACGACTTTGTAGCTCCGTTCGACCCCCCCGCCGAAATCGTGAAGAGACGCCTGCGGGCGCGTGGAACATACGGATGGGAAGTCGGCACGGACGACAAGCGCGTGATGTACCTCGACGAGGGTACTAAACCCCACACCATACGCGCGAAGCCCGGACGAACATTGCGCTTTAAGAGGAATTACAAGCGGAAAACCCGTAAAGGGCGCATCAAGAGTTCGTCCGGCGGCTCGAGTGGCGAGACACAGTACGCGAAAGAAGTACATCACCCGGGCACTGAGCCTCTTCACATAACAGAGACTATAGCTGAAAAGACCGAAAAACCGCTCAAGAACCGGGTTGACCGCGCAATCAGGCGCGGAAGTAAGCGTCAATTCCGCTAATACCTTGTTGTTACATAATATTTGTGTTATTCTTATTGTGAGGGAAATATGAGCGACAATATACCAGATGGAGTATTCTCAATCAAGGAACTTCACCGGTTGAGAAAACAGGAATCTGCCCTACGTGAGACGAATGCTCTCGTCTCTACATATCAAAAGCTCTATGCACAAATACGGGACGACGATTCTATACCGAACAAGGCCGACAAGATTCGTGAACTCACGGCTGAGTTCGTGTCTCTCGTGTCCGAAACTTTGGACGCAGACAACGTCGTGCGTGGTGTCATAGAACCTGAGGTCGAGGGAAAAGACGACTTCAGCCCGGAACCCGAACCGGAAATGGAGCTTGACGGGGACGAGTTCGACCTCGATGAGAAGGCGGAATGGACAACTGCCTACATCAACGACCTGCCGGACTCTGCTTTCCTGTGGATTGCTAAAGAAACGCCTGAGGGCACGCCTGCGAAAAAGGACGATGAGGGTAGAACGGTCCCCCGTTCCCTGCGCTACTTCCCTTACAAGGACGCACAGGGTAACATTGACCTCCCTCACCTTCGGAACGCTATACAGCGTATCCCGCAAGCGAAGCACCCTGAGCTTACCGAAGCGCTTAAAGAGCGGCTTCAGACGAAGGCTCAGCGTATCTTAGCAGACGAGACCGGTGACAAGTCGGCTGGCGAGGAGTCGGGCTTAGTCCCGAAATGGTTATTGAGGCTGTTCGGTCGACCGACCAGTCCCCCCACGAAGGAACAGGGTGTTGTGTTAGTATCGGACGTACAAGAAGAATCTTCGTTCCAGTTGTTCAAGGACACGTCGGGTCGCTTCAGGTGGCTCGGCATTGTGTCGAACAACATAAGAGACCGGGAAGGCGAAATACTGTGTGAGACAGCCCATAAGGAGTTCGTGCGGGCGCTTGACGCGAAAGAGACCGAAATGCCTGAGCTGTGGCTGTGGCACACACCCGGTTCGGTATGGGGGAAGGCCGACACGGTCGACGTGGCGAACGGATTCCTGATTGCTTCCGGTTACGTGCTCGAGGGCTGCGAGGAAATAGCGGAAAATCTTGACGGCATGGAAGTCAAGATGAGTCACGGTATGCCGCGAGCGCTACTCGAGTACGACGCCGAAGACCCCTCGATAATCACGAAGTACATATCGATTGAGTTTAGCGTGCTTCCCGCGAAGCACGCAGCAAACGCCCTGACGGGCTTCAGTGTTACGAAACTCTTGGAGGAGAGACAGATGCAAGACGAGAAGCGTGAGTTCCTCATTGAGGCCGGGATGAAACCCGAAGTGGTTGACGGCCTCGTTGAAGGGACGAAACAGCTATCAGACCTTGCGGACGTGCTCGGCCTCGACAAAAAAGAACTCGGGCTTGAGCCGACCGACGCACCCGAGGCTAAACCGGACGACAAACCGGTCTCCGAACCGGAACCGGAACCGGAACCGGAAGGTGACGCGGTAAAGGACGAGCCGGTTGTCGAGGGCGCAGTCACGCGTGAGGAGATAGCACGAGTAATAGCACCCATAATCAAGTCGCTGAGTGCCCACGAGGCGGCTCTCGTACAGGTAGGCGCGATGACCGGCCAGCTTGAGACAATCGCCAAGAACGTCGGCGCGTTGACCACAGTCGTGTCGCAGCTTCAGAAGGGAACCGAACAGCAGGTGAAGGACGCTATAACGGGCACACCGCCCGCCTCCCTCGAGGCGCTGATACAACAGGCGGTCACAGGCCCGGACGCAGCCGACACAGTCGTCCCCGACGACTCCCCGCTGGCGAAGGACGCCCCCGCCGCCCCTCAGCCCAAAGAAGAAGGACCGGGCGGCTTGTTCTTCACGAAGTTCCCCGAATACGGCGGGTAGGTGAGAGAAATGAGCGACACACAAAAAATTCTCGAGATGCTGGCCGAAACGACCAGCAAGAACACGGAAATCCTTGAGCGTCTCGCGCTTGACGGGAAGAAGGGTTCACGACGGGGCTTCAACTGGAAGTCGGTTTACGACACAACCGGCGGTCAGACTGTAGCACCCCTTCACGGGCACGGCGGTATACTGTCGGTGCTCGGGGCGGAACGCGACGTAATTTCCGCCCGCGTCAACCCGATGGGAATCGCGGCTGCGGTCCCCAAATTTCCCTCGACGGCAGACTACCCCTTCTACCCGTTCATCACGGGGTACACTGCTGCGGAGGGGACGAAACCGGACGAGGTTTGTGACGATGCGCCCACGAACAAGATGAAGACATGCTACCTCAGCACGAGGTGGGGCTTCGTCAGGTTCGACAGCGACGTCATTGACTTCACGCGCGTCATGAGGCGCATAAACAGAGGCGAACCGATGGACCTGGTCCTACACGGCTCGCTGCTCGGCGATATGGGGCAGCTTCCCCCGGGCCTGTCACAGACCGACGTCCTCAACTACATCGTCATGTCGGAAATGGTGAAGACGGCTGCGGCGGCTGAGCTTGACCTGTATCAGCAGATATATCAGGGCACGGCGGCTGCGAATGAAATGGTAGGTCTCGATACGCAAATATCGGACGCTATCGTTGACGCGAAGACCGACGTGGCCTGCCCGGCGCTTAACTCCGACATAAAGGACTTCGCGTATGCGAACATCGACGGGTCGGACGGTCGCTCGATAGTGACCTATCTGGTATCGATGGTCGAGTATCTCAAGCATAACGCGAGGCGCATGGGCCTGTCCCCGGTGCAGTGGGTGCTCACAATGCCCCCGACACTGTGGGTGGAGTTGAGCGAAATATGGCCTTGTATCTACAATACGGGCCGGTGCGGTAACGGCCTGAGAGGCCAGAACGACAACGTGTTCCTTGACGGGCGCGAGAACACCGCCGAGCGCGACGCCATGCGCGAGGGTATGTACATCGACATTGGCGGCATGAGATTCCCGGTTATCACGGACGACGGAATCCACGTCCACACAGGCGACGACAACGCGAACCTCGTTGACGGCGAATTTGCGTCAAGCATCTACATGCTTCCCGTCACCATCCAGAACGGCTTCCCCGTTCTGTACATGGAATACCTCAACTATCAGGACGCAGTCGCGCGTGAGAACATCGCACTCCTTCGCGGTATGCAGACCTTCTGGTCAGACAGGGGCATCTACTCCTGGGCCGTCGACATACGGAGGTGGTGTTTCCAGTTGTCCCTCGTCTCGCATCAGCGAATGGTGCTTCGCGCACCGCAGCTTGCAGGACGCATCCAGAACATCAAGTTCACCTCGATGCAATACCTGAGAGACCCCTACCCCGACCATCCGTATAACCTCGACGGTGGTGTCTATAACGAGCGCGAAGACCCCTGGGAAGCCTTCGACGGTGAGGACCCCTGGGAACACGGGCGCTAGTTTCCACCTGAGACTCAAAGAGGCAACCTTCACGGGTTGCCTCTTTTTTGTTACTATGGTATAATCGCTCTATGAAAACTTACAAGTATAAGGAAATGACGCGTTTTCAGGTCGGGCAGGCCGTCGCGTGGGCGAAGTTCCTCGAGGACGGCGTTTTCTCGATAGAAACGCCAGCCGGTAAGAGTCGGGTGTTCTACCCAGGTCGCCTCACAAAACCACAAGAGAACGCGCTGTACAGCCGCTTCATCATCGGCTCAATGGTCAAGTTCGCGCTCTCACAATGGAAGGAAATTTATAAGACGCGCCTCGTGGGCGTCCCCATAATGACTGAGGGAGGCGGGTACGCTTTCTTTCACGGGATACTTGACATATTACACAACGAATACGACGTGTGGCTCGCGTACATGTGGGCACGCCGCGAGCGTATTCGAACACGGAACGGAGACGAAGCCTTCGACCCGTTCAAGGCTGCGCCTGTGGCGGGAAACCTCGAAATCTTTAGCGCTAAGGCCGACGACGTGTCGGTGTTCCTGTTCGACATAATAGCGACGGGAACAACCGGCGTCGCTGTTATATCGTACCTCAAAGAACACCTGGGACCGCGTCTCAAGCACATCGTTTACGGGAGTCCGTGTGGCTCGATGGTCGGAGCGCGGGCCATACGCGAGGCGGCAGGCGACACCCCCTGTATGTGCCTGTTGTCAGAAGGGGCCTTCGGCCTGTACGAGAACGGGACGTACCTTTCGCTTCAGCTTGAGGGGGCGTACACGAGTGAGGCTAACCTCGAAATGTCCCGGACGGTGTATCCTGACCCGCGCTTCTGCCACATCGGGGCCGGGGGACGGGCGGCTGCAAGTTATCGGCTGTATCGGGACGAGCTTGAAGAAGAAAAACTTGACCTGGGCCTAAAAGGCCCTGCGGTCAAGTTACATTCACCAAAGGAATGGGAAACGGCCTGGGAAACGGGCGTTTTCGCCTGTTACCGTTGACCGGTGTACTTGTCGATGTAGTTCTGTATCACCGCCCGGTTAAGGGACGGTGTGGGCTGCGGTGAGTCGCCCGTCTCTTCGCCTGTCGGCTCGTAAGGTGCGTCACAGCCTACACAGACCGAGACTGCCACGAGCACAATCGAGACAATCACGAGCCATATCAGGGCTGTTCGTGCTATCTGTGTTACTTTCGATAATTCGTACATGTCACTACCTCCTTACTGATATTTTATCACAGATTTGTTCTGGTGTCAATATCGTCAACGCATCGTAAACGCGCTTGTATTCGGTGTACACGCTCGCGTCTCCAACGACGCGAGCAATACTTTGAGCACCCATTGTGCAGCCCAGGAACAGGTTAATCCACGCAGGCTGATACACGAGATTCCCTAAAAAACCGCGCCAATTGTCCCAGGTAGACGCCTTACTATCATACACCCGAATGAGTTGAACGAGCGGGTTGTCATTTAGAGCTAAGAGCCGTGCCGTCGTGTCGGCTACGTTCGCGTAACGCTCCGACACAGTGTGGCTTGTGTATGACACCTCGAGCAAGAAGCCCTCTTCGGCGGTGCTCGTGAACGAGGGTGTAAATTCAAGCCCAAGCACCATTGCTTCCGCCTGTTGTACGATAATGGGTGCAAGCACCGCCCAGGTCTCAAGAAGCGCTTCTTCAGTCGGCTTCTCAGTTACGGGGTCGGCCCACGAGAGGGACACGTATTCGTTTGGAGGACCCACGAGGTCCCACAGTGTGCCCGGAACGAGCACGTGTACACAGAGAGGAAAGTCAATCATCAGTATGACTCCAATTGATAAACCCATATACCGCCGAACACGTTCGTCCCAAACTGACTATCGACCCCGAGGCCGTATGTAGCGGCTGTTACCTGACATCGATAGTATAACCTAACGTATCGGGTCGCGTTAAGCGACATGAGGGCATGACCAATTGATATAGCCTCGTTGTACGCCGTCGACACGGCGTAAGGGTAGCGAGAAACACCATATCGTACAAGCCCGTCTTGTGAGTTCCATAGGTATGTCTGGAAACGACTGACATAATAGCCGACGGCCCACCAATTCACGGCATAGACGCCCATTTTGAGATACAGGTTATTTGACCCGATGGTTGCACCGCACGTGTTATCCCATAAGGCGTTAAGCGGGTATTGCCGCCATGCCCCACTCGTTGCAGTGCCCCCATTCCCGCCTGTGTAATACACAGCCTGGGCCGTTCCGAGGGCCGACTGAAAGTCGCCTTTGAGCATTTGTGTCATTTCGGGGTTTCGGACGTTAGGCATATGTGCCCCCCAGGCCAAGTCGGTTGAGTTGTTGTCTTACTTGCGAGTGTTTCGAGGCGGTGATTGACACAGACGCAGGTATTGAATAGTCTATTTTTTCGATGAAAAGGAACGTCGGGTCGTCAGAGGTCCCCTCTGACACCTGACCAGGGAGTAGGTCAACCGTCTTTAACCATTTCCCGGGTCTGATGTCCCAAAGCGGAAGCGGTTTCCCGTATTTATTCCTGACACGCTGCCCCACGTCCGAAAGATACTGAAGATACTCGACTGAGGTCCGTGCGGGTGCAACCTCGTAGTAAAGCACCTGACCATCGTACACTCCGACCACATATCGGTTATTCGAATTGTCTCCGAGTTGAACGAGGTTTTTGAGGAGGCCGAGTGCCTCTTGTTCAGAGTATGCGCCGTCAGGAATAGCGAAGGCGTTTGTCGCTATGTTCAAGAAGTCAGTGCTTATAACGCTGTTCGGTTGTGCGTTCACTATGTCCTGTATTTGAGTGCTAATGCCGACCGTCCCGGTCGCGTTGTTGACGTAAGTATATGTGCTAAACCAGTGGAAGTAGCCGAGGCAGGTGAGGGTCATGTTGAAGCTCCCTGACGACACATTTATTTTCTGTGTCGTCTCGGGGTATGCGTGCTCTTGAAGGTACATAGTTACTATTTGATTTGCCTGTGCTGATGTCACCTGCCCACATTGAACAGTTGTCAGAAAATAGCCGAACAGTCCTTGACTGACTGAGTCGGAGACAGGGGTTGCATATGTGGTCGGGCTTCGGTAAGGCGGGCTAACACTCGTGTCGTGGTTTGTGTACGTGCCTTGTATATAGTTCGACACGTCGAGGAGAGGTCCCCTCTGAAGGCTCAATGTCCCGAGGTTTGCCTTCACCTCGTTGACAAACCCTTCCCAAACACCGACCCCTTCGGGACTGTAAAGAGCGATGTGTCGCCCCAGGCCGTTAGCAATCCAGTCGTCTATAACGGCCTGACAGTCGTTTATCTGTATTCCCATCCCGTCGTATCCCCCGAACGAGGACAGGCTATATTTCGCCGACTGTATTTCTGACGCAAAAGAGCGCTTGAATTGTCCTTCGGGCACATACGTTATGTAAGGCGGACCGCCCCCGGGTACAGTGATGGTCGGGTTCCACGCGTTAAGCGTAAATGTTCCGAGGCGTCTATACGAGGGGAACATTTACGCTTCCCTGTAAGGTGTCATGTAGCGCGAGACTTTTTCGGCCTGCACACTGTATGACTGCTGAAGCTGTGACACCCACACCTCGTAGGTCGAATCCCATCTCATCCCCAAAAACCACACGCGCTGATTAGCGTTAGCCTGAAGTTTAGCCGGTCCGGTTCGGGGTTCGAGCGGTATTTCAATGCTGTTGTCGATGTAAAATTCGTTTTGTGGATAGATTGTTCGTGAGCTTGCAACGAGCCTGTTTGATGGGTCGCTTATTGAGTCGATGTCGAAATACTCGGCGTAGTACGTGTCGTCGGCCTTACTCAACACGTCGACAAAGCATTCGTCGACGTCGAATATACACAGGTCGTACAGTCTAAGAGCTGGTGTGCCGTTTGCAGCGTCCCCCCTAACATCAAGTGTGAGATTGTTCACGCGCGTGTTTTTGGGGATGGCAATCGGTAATATGTCAATCACGCCGAGGTCAATCACAAGAGCGACGCTTTCAGCGACACCGGCTACCTGAGTGATATTAGCGACTTTTGAGTCGATGTATGCACTCCCCGTATTTACTCTTAGCCACACCTTTAACCAGTTCGCGTCGGACACGCTTTCGGCATATACTCTCAAGAAGGCCCTGTATCGCCCGAGGTAGTCGGTTTGAACGCCCGGTATGAAGCGAGTTGTCACAAGTGTCGCCTCACCTCCGGCAGAAGGTTGCCAATAGGCATACTGACCGGCGGGAACAGAAGGTGACGCGACAAACGACATGTCGCCTGTGTTCCCGTAAATGGGGTACACGCCCGGTCGGTTGTTTTCCTGTGCAAGGTTAATGAACGGACTGAAAACCTCTCCTCGTTCTGTCGAACGTGACGAGATAATCATTCGGTGTGGATAATAGGTATTATCCACAACGCCGTCAGGGTACACTTTGAAGTGCGTATAACAGGGAATGTCACCTGGCACATCCTCATCGTCAACCTCGACATGTGCCCAGGTGACAGTATAAATGTCACTGTCAATCTCAGGGACCGTGTACAAGGCATTGACGGTTGTGACACGAAGCCTGACCCACCATCCGGTGACGCCGTTCACCGCCGTTGTTGCAAAATCGGACGGCGGGATGAAAAAGTGCCCTTTGTGCTCGCGTATCAGCATATCGACGGTGTTCGGCGGGTTTGCGAATACGTTGTCACGCGCTGTCGAGTTGTAGCCCGATAACGCCGCCCACGCCGCCCCGTTCCAGTATTCGCGCGTGAAGAACAAACCCCTTGACGAGGTACACAGAGGGAGTATGAAATTATTGAACGCCCCGTCGTCACGCAGGACGGAGTCCTCAATACATATGTAAATTGCATCATTTACTTGAGGGGGGAGTCCCGTTATAAGAGGTTGAGGCGTTGAACTTATCGGGTATAGCGATGTGTACGTTCCTGCGCTCGTGTCGTAAAAGTAGGCGTGTGTTATCTGTTTGTTTGTCTCTGAGTTCGTAACGAAGACCTTCTCAGTCGTTTCGCGGTCAATTGACCGCCTCGTGGTCGGGAATTGATACAAGTTCCCGTCTGACCCGTAAATGTACAGGAATCCGGTTGTGCCAGGGAAATAGTACAATTCTCTAGGCTTGACGGTTTCTTTTGTCATAATGAGCGCGAGTTTAGTCAGTTGGTCTTCTTCGGCCTGTTCTGTTAGCCAATAGGCCGTTGTGTCAATGTATGACGCATTGTCGCGCTCCGTCCAACGTAGACCGTTCACATACAACTTCTTTGCATCTGTGTCGTACTCGAGCCAATTGAGCCATATGTAATAGTTCTGAGCACACGAGTGTATTTTATCGGACGAGAAGACACCATTTTCTACGTTGAGCTTATACACGCCTGAGTTCACCGAATAGCCTGCGGTGTACATATAGTCTCCAATTTCCAGGAACGGTCCTGAGAACGAATCGTTTCCGAAAAGACCGCTCGGGAGCCACGTTGTACCATCTTCCGAATAGATTATTTCGGGTGTTGTAGTGTTGTAAGCTGTGTAGCAATACAAGCACCCTTGCGTTGAGTGATAGCCGAGTACACCGTAAATGTTACTCGCTGATGTCTGAAATACAAGCGCCCACGCACCGCCGTTTGACCTATATATGCCGTGCGTTCCTGTCACCTCACCATATACGTACATGTACGTCCCATCATTTGTCATTAGCGGGAAGTAGTTCGCGCTGTTGGCTATCGGGGTTGCAGAGAAAAGGGCGAAGTTCGCGCCGCCGTCGTTCGAGCGGAAGACACCGTTTGCGGTGAAGGCGTACAGGTATCCCCCGAATATTGTCCATCCCCTCACGTGTGCCGTTGGAGGCGTCGCGCTCACGACCCAGGCCGTGCCGTTGACGCTGTATCTGACGGTCGGGACACCCGAATCGGATACGAACAGGGTATCGCTTGCACAGCCACATTGACCGGCAGGAACGTAGAAACAGTGATTCCCCGTCGTAACGGCTGTCCAGTCCCGAATCAGGGCTTCTTGTCTGTTTGACAGGTTAAGCACCTCTCCTGTCCCAGGAGGGGAAGAAAACCATTCGGTGTGCTCAATCTTGAAGTCGAGGTCGTCGAATACGCTCGGTTTTTGAGCAAACGGCTGGTCGAACGGGCCTCCGACCTGCGGACTGTTCCACAGCCCAACGAGCGCGTAAGACGGCACAGACTCACATTTCGCCTGCTTGATGATGTACACCGGGTTGGGGTTGACGCCGGTCCAATAGTCGATAGCCTTCATTAAAAGCGTCAACAAGCGACGGTACTCACGTATGAGGTCAAGGGGGGCAGTGTCACGTACTGCGAGCGACAGTCGGTCGGTTATACTCTCGAAGCGTGTGTGAACGATGGTTCGGCCTGGGGCAGTCGGAGACTCCTGAAAAATGCCGTCAATCGGAAGCACTGACGGTTTCCAGTCTTTCAATAGGAAACCAGCCTTTAGCGCTAAGAGGTTTACCTCGTCCGTGCCGTCTGTTATCTTGAATATGACATATCCACTCATTGACCGACTCCTATAGCGTCCGAAATTTCCTGTCGTACCATGAGCCTCATTGTGTCAAGGTCACGGTCGTTCCTGACGGTCGGATTATTTATGTTTACCTCAATCATATTTGTCGTTCCGCCTCCGACCCCCTGCTGTGATGGTGTTCTTACGATGACCTCTTCACCTGAGGTAAGGAACACAGGACCGAAGCTGTCGTTTGGATAACCAGGGGGAACGATAAAATGAGCACCGTGCTGAAGGCCGACGTTGTCTTTCGCGCCTTCCACGTCAGCGCCGGTACTGAGAACGCCTGCCGTCACGTTACGGGCTGCACGCGCAGCAGCTTCAAGCTGCTCGATAAGTTCGTCAACGGCCTCAATCAGCACCTTAATCTCGTCGGTGACGTGCTCGAACGACTCGACCATCGTCTCAGTTACCGACACGGTTGTCGACTGTAATGTCATTAGCACTTGAAGGGTGATGGTAAGCGCCCCAACTACTTTTGATAAAATGAACGTCGTCAGGGTCGTAAGCTGTTGAATTGCGATAGTGGCAAATGTTGAGAACGCTTCTGTCAACAAAACGAGTGTCTCTGTGGCTATCAAGAGCAGAGTCGTTTGAAACAGCAAAATGGCCTCTTGAACCGGCGTCCACAATTCGAGAAACACTTCACCGAAGGTCGCAAATGCTTCAGGGAGGGTAGTTTCGAGGGCCTCGACAATTGCAGTTGAGTCAAAACCCCCGAGGAGAGCGCCCCCTTCCATCCCTCCCTCTGCGCCGTCAACAGGCGCTTCCTCTTCACCACCTCCGAATATAGCGCCAATTCCTGGTATGCTCGTCACGAGGTCGCCAATCGTGCCGAAGGCGTCTGTGACCGTGCTGATTATCGTTTCGAATACGCCGGTTATAGGGTCGATTAGCATTTCAAACCAGCCTATGATTCCCGTCACGAGGTCGGGTATGATGGAGTTCCCGACGAGCGTGTCGTACAGTGTTTGAAAATACTCGATGATTCCCGTAACAAACCCCTGAATGAATCCTATGACACCGGCCAGGGCAGCCGTTATAATGCCTGCGACAACCCCTATTATGCCGACAAGGGTTTGTACGATACCCTCGAACAGTTGAACGAGGCCCTCACCTATCATCGTGAAGTCGCCTTCGAGTATGCCCGCTATTATCGTGCCGATACCTGAGACGATGTTTATTATACCTTCGACTGCAAGTTGTACAGCCGACACGAGCAGTATCCACACCTCCGACACGTAGGTGAGGGCCTGCGCGAAACCGGTTGCGAACGCAGTTATGACGCCGATGATTGTCGCTATTATGCCGAGTATGACGACGCCTGCTGCAATGAGGACCGTCTTTATCCCTTCCCATACGTCCCCCCACGAGACACCCGTTTGAGAGAAGGCTTCTTGAAGATTTGCGAACGCTGTTTGAAATGCCGGAATCACGCTTGCGGTTATGACGCTCACGGCTGTCATTATAGCGTCCCGTATGACGGTCCACACGGTCAGAGCGACGGCAGCGAGGATGGGCCAGTTTTCGGTCCACCATTGACTGAGTGTAGCGAGCGCAGCGGGTATGTTTGTCGAGAGCCACGTCCACAGTTCGACGAGCATCGGTTGTATCGCTTCCCAGGCCCCCATGACGATGTCCTGTATGCCGAACCAGTTCCCGGCCCACGCCGCCCCGAGGAGGGCAGCCGCTCCGATTATAAGCGTCATGGGTGTGGCGAGCGCAGCGATAGCCGTGCCGATAGCAGTGAGGACGGCGAAAATGGCCGACCCTGCGAGCACAGCTCCGACGCCTGCTATTGCCCCGACGATTTCGCTCCAGTGCTCTTCCCCGAACGCCTGAAAGAACGTGAACGCCTCTTGCCCCAAGGTAACGAGGTCGCTCGTTATCTGTGCTATTTGAAGGGCGATGTCGGGGTCGAGGCCGAGTCCTTCAAACGCAGCCATAAGACCGCCAAGACCAACGTCAATTTGAAAAGCGTCCTTGTCGATAAGACCGACAAAAAGGTCTTTCAGCCCCTTCGCCGCTTCTTTTAGGTAGTAAACCTTTTCGGTGACGTTGACGATGGTGTTCGCAAGCCCTTCAGGGAGGCCGAGTCCTTTAAGGGCCTCTCGTATGTCTTGAAAACCGCCTTTAATGAGGTCGAACTCACCTGTATTAAAGCCTTGCCACACAGTCTTGAAACCCTGCCACGCACTCTTCACGTCCTCGATGTAGCCCGGTAACTTCTTCCCGAACTCAAGCGCGAAGTCGGACGCAGCAGCGAGCGCGTTATTGAAGGCGGGAAGCAATGTATCACCGATGGTTATTCCTATGTCACGAACCTGATTTTTGAGGAGTTGTATCCTGCTCGCAGTTGTGGCGAAGCGCTGTTCGGCCTCTTTAGCGAGCGCGTTCCCGTTCTCGAACTCGTTGTTTGCAAGCTCGAGCGAGCTTGTCAGGATGTCAGAGTTATTGGAAAGAGACAGGAACGAGCGAATGAGGCGCTGGTCAGACAGGCCGAGGTCTTCGAGCGTGTTAATCGCCTCGTCCCCCTGAGCACCCAGGCCCGTCACAAACGCCTCGAACGCCTTCGACGAGTCCTCTTTCCATAGTGTTTGAAAGTCGTCAGCGGTCATGCCTGCGACTTCGGCGAACTTTGTGAGTTGGCCTGGGTCAATCGGCTTCCCTTGCGAGGCGCGAAGGTCTTCGAGAGCAGCCTCAGTCTCCTTCACGCTCTTGATTGTGTTGAAAAGCTGGTTTCTGTTCGTGTCTCCGAGTTGACGGCCCCAATCTTCAGCCGCGCCGCCTGCATCGAGAAACGCCTGATACTGTGCCCACAGCGCGTCCCCTGACATGCCGGTGCGGGCCTCGAGCGTAACGAGCTTCGCGTTGTACCCTGAGAGCCGGTCGACGTTGTCGGTTATGGCCGCTGAATTGTCAACGAACCCGGTCGTGCTTCCTGCGACGGCCTGCTGCATGGCGAGAAGAACCTTCTGCGTCGCTGTACCACCAGCTTCCGCCTCAATGCCGACCGAACTGAATGAGGCGGCGATACCTAGCACCTGCGCCTCAGTAAGGCCCGCTATTTTACCAGCACCCGCTATTCGCTGAGCAAAATTGACAATCTGAGATTCGGTCGTCGCGCTGTTGTTACCGAGCGCGACTATCACGTTACCTATTGACCCGATGGAGTCTTGCGACGAACCCATGATGTTCATTAGCTGAGCAAGCGAGGTTGCAGCAGCTTCCGATGTGAGGTCGGTCGTCACCCCGAGTTGAGCGATTGTTTTCGTGAAGTTCAAGAGGTTATCCTCTTGAACGCCCAACTGACCGCCCAACTCACCTATACCCATGAGTTCCTCGACTGCGACGGGTATCTCGAGGGCCAAGTCCTGAAAACCCCTTTTCAGGTTTTCACCAGCTTCGCTAAGTTCACCCGTCGCGGTCGTGAGACCGTTCACGGTCTTTGTGACGCCCGCAAACGCGCTCTGTACAGATATTGAGGTATTGACGGCTGTTACGCCGAGGGTCGCTACGCCGGTCGTGAACGCCCCCAGGCCTGCGAGAGCGACGCCCCCGAGGAGAGCGCCCCCCTTGAGCACCCCCTTCCCGAACGAGTTTATGTCAGAAGCGAGGCCCTTTGACGCCTTCCCGGTGTCGGTTATGCTTTTTTGAGCGCTTTTCAGGGCCGATTGAAAAGAGGCGAGTCCTCTCGCCTCCAGTATCACGCCCGTTGTAGTGAAGGCCATTCGTCACCTTTTCTTTCGCTTTCGCTTCGCTTTCCGAGACTGTTTCTCGTGATGTAGCGATACAACGTCGTCGACGTGCGCTTTTATTCGTTTTTTGAGGCGATACCACGCGACAACGGTCGTGACAAACCACGAGGGGTATTCGCCCTGTTCCCATCTAAAGAGTTCGTCGAGCGACGCGCCTGCTTCGACGGCTGCGTCGAAGCGGTCGAAGAATATGCTTGTGGTGATGTTCGTAGGGATTGAGGGTCCCCAGAACGGGTGCTGAGTTATCGGGATGCCGTTTCGCTTAACGCCGAAACGTCTCCTCTTTACTTGTTATTTCCGCCTCGTCGAAGCCCATCACCCTCGAGATGGTTTTTATGTCACGGTTTGTCACGACGATGAATTTCATGTAGTAGAACTCGAGAACGCGGGCGGGAAGACCGCGTTCGACCTCGTCGAAGCCCAACTCTTGAAGGTCGTCAATCCACGAGTCGTCCTCAGGGAGACCGTCAATGAGGCGAACGCCCATTCGGATAGCGGCATTTGTCGAGGCGATTACCTTCTGAGCTTCGTAACGCTGCATGGCTGCAACGTAGGTTGGGTCTTGGTAGTTCGGCTCCTCCCTGTCCTTCTTGTCATTCCACACAATCGGGACTTTCGGCTCCTGTACGCGGCTGATTGCCTCCGTAATGAGCATACCGGGGACGGGCGTGATTTTCACTTTGAAGCCACGCTCGAGGGTGACGATTTCTTCGGCGTCAACCTTGATTTCGTCACCTACCTCGAGCACGGCTTTAGTTGCTACTTGGTCGTCAGTCAGTTCTTTGTCGTCCATATACCTCTCCTGTCAGGTTATGTCGTTGCGGGCTGAGCCGCGATTAGTATGCCGTCGCTACCATCACCGGCGAGACCGCCAGCGAGAGCAAGGTTCGGGTCTCTCCAGTACGAGTCGATGTCGTTGAGGCGGTCGTTTTCGGGTATGCTTCCCGTGCCTGTTGGGACGACAACCCAAGACCAGCCTGAGCTAATCGACTTGAGGATGCGCCCGCCCGTGCTGTGCGTTGCAGTAGCGAAGATTTCCGAGTCTGTACAGATTGATATGGCCGGGATTGAGGTGTATCCTGATACCTTCAGTTCCCAGGTTGTTCCGGCGTCGTAAGTGGCGTATATGTCACCGCCGTCCGTTCCCGCAAACCATTCGAGCTTGTTCTTGACGGCGATTGACACAACGTTGTCGGCTGAGGGAGCGTTCACAACGGTGAAGTCCTGCCCGTTCGACGTGTACATAACGATGCCGTTGTTCCCGCCTGCGACAACGAAATTATCAGAATACATGTCGACGCAGTTCAAGTCCTGCGTGGTCGTGCCTCCCTCGTCAATGGCCGTCGGTCCCAGGGTCGCGTCAGTTAACTTATACACGTACCCTGTGTCACCGACTATCCACGCGACGTTACCGCTTGAGGCGATTGCGTTCGGCTCGCCTCCGGCAACGTAGCCGTCTGTCACGAGCGGCCACGTCTCACCACCACCTGTGTCGATTTCCGACACAGCGAGGTAACAGTGACCGGCAGCGCCGTTCGACGGCACAACGAGGTATTCGCCAAGGTGGTCGATGTCGGATGGGTCGTTGAGACCCAGTCCATCGATGTCGCTCGCGCCGAACGCGGCCCCTTTGTCGAGCGAGTATATACAGTCGGCTGTTGTGCCAACAGACCCGCCTTCCGCCTTCGTTACTGCAAACCATTTCTGGACCGGCAAGCACGCGTCTTCTTCACACGCGACGTGGTCCCACAGGTGTACGGCCAGTATCTCGTTCGTTATGAGCGTGTCGGCCTTCCGGGCCGGTCGGAGCGGGACTATCTCGTACAGCCATTTCGCCGAAAACTCGCCTGTCTCGGTTACTTCGGCCTGGTCTGCGTCGCTGAAGTCGCCCATTTCGTCAGCCGACCAGTTCACCTCGCGCACGGCTTCAGCGACAAGCACCTTTGTGTAGCCGTAGTCGAAGTTACTAGGTACCCCGCACGTGCCGAAGTGTACTTGAACGTCGGCCTCGAGGTTGTTACGTCCGATTTCCAACAGCTTCGACAGGGTATTTAGGGAGTAACGCCCTATAACGGGAATGGTCGGGCGTTCCGTTTCGCCCTGATAGAAGCCGACCTCCTCGTACTGCCCGTACATATACGGGGACGGGCATTTTATGGGGGTTATGTCCCCGAACGCCCACTCGGGCGCTCCGATGCGAGCGCAACCCTGATAGTCGGGTTCCCTGTCCGCACGCGCTCGACATTCAATCAGGAATACCCTCGAATTACTGGTTTTCCCGGGTTCGATGTCTAGATTACCCATGTGTTTTCCTCCTGCTTGAATAGCCTGACAAGGGTGTTTGATAAGTGTCTCGCGTTCGTAGACAAACCGTGTCGCTCAACTACGAGGCGAGCTATCCCTAATGTCGCAGTCGGCCTTTTCTTCACGGCCTCGAACGACATGACGTCTCGCTCAATTAAAAGATTCCGAAGCTCGACCTGTGCTGCGTGCGGGATGTCGGGCACAACGGGAAGGTTTACGCGAAGACCCTGTCGCGTCAGTTCAACCGGGTGCTCTTCCGGCACAATATACACCTGCCCCAAACCGGTGTCGTCTGTTACTGTCCTGTATACTAGGCTCATACCATACCTGTGTTATAGAAAATCGCGGCTGCAACTGCGAGTAAAAGTAACAGTAGTGTCTTAACAACCCGCAATTCGGTACTCATTTGAACAAGGGCCTCTTGAAGCGCAGCCTCACGTAACTCCTTTTGTTCCAGAAGCCGGTCTTTTTCAATGATGTCGGCGTACCTGTTGAGCACAGCCGTCAGGACTTCTACCTCGACCGGCTTCTGGAACGCGTGAAAAATCCCATACACGTACAGTTCGCGCAGCTTCGCAAGAGGAGCGACACCGCTCACGACGGCTACAGGCCCGTTAACAGTGGTAAACCATTTGTCGAGCACGTCAGCGCCGTCCTTTTTGTCCCCATTCACCCGCCAGTCGAGTATCAAGATGTCAGGTTTGTCCCTCTCGATTAAGGCGATAGCTTCTTTTATCGTCGCAGCAGAAAGCGTCTCGAGGTTTACGGTGTGCGCGACGCGCCCGAACAGTTCCCTGATGTTGTCGTCGTCGTCGACTATCAGTACGTGTATGGGTTCGAACACTATGGGCGGAAGCTCGATTTTCTGACCGAATGGGGACAGGACTTTTGCAAACTCGAAGAGTGTCTTTAGAATATCAAGTACATTCATATGACTACACCTATGTAGCGTTTTGGGTGAATCTTGTCGATGTCCCGCCACGCGTCGATTTCTCCGCGACGGGTTCCGAACGGGTTGTCGAGGTCGCCCCAGGGGACGGTGTTCTCTCCAATAGCGAGGTCGGTCTGTAATTCCTTACACCATTCCTTTATGGTCGTACAGCTACACAGGGGTCGCTCGAGGCGTGCCACGGTGAGGTACATCAGCGCTCTTGCGAACGGCTGAAGCATCGGTTCGTAGACCAAACCGTCCCAAAAGCGCGGGTCGGCAAGGCCCGCATAATACCACAGCCTCACGCCGACAAGCGTCCCGTAACAGGAAGGGGCCTCACACGAGATATGCCAGCCGTCGTCGTAAGTGCCTATGTAAGGCGTGATTTTCCCATATTTCGGGTCGTTGAGACCCATAAAACCCCACTGTGAAGGGGCGTTCTGGTAAACGAACTCGACCGAATAC